AGTTTGCGTTTATAGAAGTAATATGATTACCCCAATAGATTATGCGGGTATTATTCACCGTGTTGCGCTAGCTTATAATAGGGCTGCTGTTCTCGTTGAAATCAACGACATTGGAGAGCAAGTTGGGCATTCGCTTCACTATGATTTTGAATACGATAACGTTCTTATGACAGAAAATGCTGGGCGTGCGGGTAAAAGGATTACTGCGGGGTTTGGTGGCAGTAATATTGACAAGGGTGTTCGAACCACTAAGCCAGTTAAAGCCACGGGTTGCGCTATTTTAAAATTGTTGATTGAACAAAACCAGCTTGTTATCAACGATTTTCATACTATTGAAGAACTGTCAACTTTTTCTCAAAAAGGTCAAAGTTACGAAGCCGAGGAAGGCAAACACGATGATATGGTTATGCCACTTGTGCTTTACGCTTGGCTTTCGGATCAACAATGGTTCAAGGATTACACGAACATAAATACACTCATAAAGCTCCGCGAAAAAACCGAAGAAGATATTTTAAATGATATGACTCCGTTTGGATTTGTTGATGATGGTAGGGTAGACCTTTACGACACCGTAGATGTAGCCGTGTCTAGTAATTGGATGTTTGATTTGGAGTAGAAACTGATAATTTATAAATAATTTGTAGAATTCTAAAAGCCTTTCCATGGGAGGAGATCCAAATGCCAACTCAACTAAGTCCAGGCGTAATCACTAATGAAATCGACCTGACAACGATTGTTCCTGCAGTTGCCACTTCAACTGGCGCTATTGCGGGTATTTTTAACTGGGGTCCAATCGGCGTTCCGACGCTTATTGATAGCGAATCAGTTCTCGTTAACACCTTCGGTAAACCAAACTCAAATAATGCCGAAACTTGGTTTACAGCCGCTAACTTCTTGGGCTATACAAACAGCCTTTATGTAGTTCGTGCTGCCAATACGACATCAGCAAACGTTCAACAAGGCGCATATAATGCTTATGCAAACGTTGGTACAGTTTCAAACACTCCGACAGTTTTAAACTCTGCAGATTTCGCTACAAAGTTGGGTTACTTCGATGCTGACCTTCTTTATGTTGCTAAGTTTCCAGGTGCGCTCGGTAATTCTCTTCAAGTTTCTGTTTGCGATAGCGCAAATGCTTACACTTCAACATTTAACTTAATTGCAAACGTAGACACAGCGGCGACCCTTACAACTTCAATCGGTTCAAATGTAGTTACAGTATCTGTTACTTCTGTTTCAGGAAATGCTATTTCTACGAACACATTCGCCAATTCAATTATTTCTGGTCTTGCTGTTGGAGATCTTCTTGGTCTCGGTAACAACAATATTGGCGTTCAATATGATCAAATCACTGCAATTAGCACTGCTTCTGTAAATTCTTCTGCTTCAAACACGGCAACATTTACAATTAACCTATTTGATCCATATCGTCAAGCAACGCAGTTTATTGCTAATACCACATCAACGCCAATTTTAACACGCCGTTGGCAGTATTATAATGCTGTTCAAACTGCTCCAGCTCAAACACAATGGGTTACGCAATACGGTAACACAGCAGCTGTTGACGGTATGCACGTTGTAGTTACTGATCAAAACGGTGTGTTTACTGGAACTCCAGGCGCTGTTCTCGAAACATTCGTTAATGTGTCTCGCGCTACAGACGCTAGAACTGTTGGTAGCCAAATTAACTACTACCAAACAATTATTAACAACACTTCAAATTACATTTGGGTTGTTAACGATCGTTCTGGGGCTGTTTCAGCTAACTCAGCTAACATTGCCTCTTCAGTAAACTATCTACCTAAAACACAACAAATGGTTAACGGTACAGATGGTTATAACGAAGCAAACGCCCCGTTGCAAACAATCGCCTCTGGGTATCAATTATTCCAATCTCCTGAAGATATTAGCATTTCGCTTCTTCTTCAAGGTAAACCAATTGGCGGTACAACCTCGTCAAATGGATACATCATTAACAACACATTACTTGCTAACTGGTTAATTGATAACATTGCTTCTACCCGTAAAGATTGCGTTGTTTTCATAACTCCATCTGACGATATTATAACATCAAATCCATTAAACCAAGCTACAGCACTTGTTAACTGGAGAGGTCAAATTCACGACTCATCATATGCTGTAATGGATTCTGGTTATAAGTATCAGTATGATCGTTACAACGATATCAATCGTTACGTTCCTACAAACGGCGATATTGCTGGCCTATGCGCTCGTACAGATAACACTCGTGATCCTTGGTGGTCACCAGCTGGTTTCAACCGTGGTCAAATTATGAATGTTATCCAAATGCGTTGGAACCCAAGACAATCTCAACGCGACTTGCTTTACAGCAACGGTATCGACCCAGTTCTTGCAATTCCTGGTCAAGGCGTTGTATTGTATGGAGATAAAACGCTTCAGTCTAAACCATCTGCATTCGACAGAATCAATGTTCGTCGTTTGTTTATTGTTCTTGAAAAGGCAATTTCAACTGCGGCTAAGTACTCATTGTTCGAATTCAATGATGCCTTTACTCAAGCTCAGTTTAAGAACTTAATTGTTCCATATCTTCGTCAGGTTCAGGGTCGTCGTGGTATCACAGACTTCTTGGTTGTTTGCGATGGTACAAACAACACCCCGCAAGTTGTTGACGCTAATCAGTTCGTTGGTGACATCTACATTAAACCAGCTCGTTCAATTAACTTTATCCAGTTGAACTTCGTAGCTGTTGGAACTGGCGTTCAATTCTCTGAAGTTGTTGGTAATTTCTAATAAATAGATAGAGCTATAAGGAGAATAAAAATGGCTTCAGGTTTCAATATCAGTAACTTCAAACACCAAGGACTTATCCTTGGTGGCGCTCGCCCGTCTCAATTTGAAGTTTACCTAACAATCCCAACATTCGTTGCGGCTGATACAGGTTCAGATACAAAGTTTCGCTTCACTTGCCGTGCAGCGCAACTTCCAGCGGCTACTATCGGTACAGTTGAAGTTGGCTACTTTGGTCGTATGATCAAATTGGCTGGCGATCGTACTTTTGCTGATTGGTCAGTAACAGTAATGAACGATGAAGATTTCCTCGTTCGTTCTATGTTCGAAAAGTGGTCAAACGCTCTTAACAAAATGGAAGCGAACCAACGCGATACATATACATCAGAAAATGATTACAAAGCCACAATGAACGTTATTCAGTATTCAAAAGATGGTAATGTAATCCGTTCTTATGATATTATTGGTGCTTATCCATCAACTGTCGATGCAATCGATTTGAACTGGGAAACACAAAACCAAATCGAAACATTTGGTGTAACATTCGCTTATGATTATTGGTTGCCAACAGCTGGAACAGAGTTGAATAACAGCTATTATGGCGATGCAACTACACCAGTTGGTATCTAACACTAAATAATGTTAGCCTCTTGAATTAGATTATTAAAATTCGGAGAGGGGCTATCTGATAGCCTCTCTTTTATTTGAAGGAACAAAAATGGCAGAGTTATTTGGTTTCGAATTTAAACGCAAAGCCCAACAAGACCCAGTAGCATCATTTGCTCCAAAAGATACAGATGACGGTGCGCTTGTCGTTGCGGCTGGTGGTTCGTTCGGAACATATGTTGATCTTGACGGAACAGTTAGAACAGAAGCGGAACTTGTTACAAAATACCGTGAAATGGCATTACAGCCAGAATGCGATGCAGCAGTTGATGAAATTGTTAATGAAACAATGGCTATCGACGAAAAAGATATTGTTAAAATTGATCTTGATCAATTAGAAATTAAAGACAACATCAAAAAAGCAATTCGCGATGAATTCAAAAATGTCCTCAATATTTTAGATTTCAACCGTCATGCCTACGAAATTTATCGTCGTTGGTATATTGATGGTCGCCTTTATTATCACGTTATAATTGACGACGCTGATACAAAAGCTGGTATCAAAGAAGTTCGTTATATCGACCCACGCAAAATTCGTAAAGTTAGAGAAATAGCCAAGAAACGTGTTCGTGGCGGGGAAACTAACGAAGCGGTTATTACAAAAACGCAAAACGAATATTACATTTACAACGATAAAGGTTTTAACTACGGCAACAAAACAGTAGGTCCAACAACTACTGGTCTTAAAATTGCTAAAGATTCTATCCTTCACGTTACATCTGGTTTAACAGATACAAATGGCACAATGGTGTTGTCGTATCTTCATAAAGCTATTAAGGCGCTTAATCAACTACGAACGCTCGAAGATGCATTGGTTATTTACCGCCTCGCTCGCGCTCCCGAGAGACGCATTTGGTATATTGACGTTGGTAACCTACCTAAGATGAAAGCCGAGCAGTTTGTTCGAGACATTATGGTCAAACACAAAAATCGTTTGATCTATGATGCTGAGTCTGGTCAGGTTCGCGATGACCGCAAGTTCATGACAATGCTTGAAGATTACTGGTTACCACGCCGTGAGGGTGGTAAAGGTACTGAAGTAACAACACTTCCAGGAGGTCAAACGCTTGGGCAAATGGATGACGTGCTATACTTCCAAAAGAAGTTTTATGGAACACTCAATGTTCCTATCAATCGCTTGAATTCAGACGCTCTGTTCTCACTTGGCCGTGCAACAGAAGTAACACGTGACGAATTAAAGTTTAGTCGTTTCGTTTCTCGCCTTCGCGCCAAATTTGCTAACTTGTTTACTAAAATGCTTGAAAAGCAATTAGTTCTTAAGCAAATTATGACTATCGAAGATTTTCATAATATCGAAGCCGATTTAAAATATGACTTCTCTAAAGATAACTATTTCACAGAACTTAAAGACGGCGAAATTC